TTGATGGTTTCGGGAGCTATGATCCTGATGTTATCTATAATCGCATTGAGTACCTGGCATCAGGTCTCGACTGTAGAATCATTTTCTTGGATCACCTCTCCATCCTCCTTTCTGGGCTTGACGGAGACGAACGGCGGATGATTGACACTACAATGACTAAGCTCAGGTCGCTCGTGGAGCGTACTGGCATAGCATTGTTCTTGGTGTCTCACCTCAAACGTACATCATCGGATCAAAACCATGAAGAAGGAGCAAGAGTTACGCTCGGACAACTGCGCGGATCTGCTGCAATCGCTCAACTCAGCGATGCGTGTATTGGATTGGAAAGAGATCAACAATCCAACAAAGCTGGAGGTTCTACGACTGTTAGAATCCTTAAAAATCGTTATTCGGGCGAAACTGGAGTAGCCTGTGAGCTGAGCTATGATCTACCTACCTGTAAATTCTATGAAACTCAACCAGAACCCGAGTTCAATGCAGCAACAGACTTCTGAACTCAAACGACCTAAACCACCTACCACCCAAGCTATTGAACGTGCTCAATTCAAAGACAAGACGTTCAGATGGAATGGGAAGTGAGTCTAATCTTTGACATAGAAACAAACGGTCTACTGCATGATGTTAGTACCATCCACTGCCTTGCTATCCATGATCTCTCGACAGATCAAACGATTGCGTACAATGACACGGGGTCCAGTGAGCCGATATCAAGAGGCTTGCAAAGACTACAAGACGCGGACAGGATTATTGGTCACAACATTATTGGTTACGACATACCTGTTATTCGCAAACTTTACCCTTGGTTTGGTAAGCCTGCTTACGTGGTTGATACTCTACTACTTAGCAGACTCTACCACCCCGACATGATCAACTTGGATAAGAAGCGTACCTGGGATGGTATGCCTCTCAAGTTGTACGGTAAACACTCACTTGAATCTTACGGCTACAGATTAGATGAACGTAAAGGTGACTACGGTTCCTCTTCTAATTGGGCGGAATGGTCCCAAGAGATGGAAGACTATTGCATACAAGACGTTCACGTTACCACCAAACTATGGAAACACTTCCAGCCTTACCTGAATGGGTCACGCTAGAACACGAAGTACAACAAATCCTTACCGAACAAGAGATTCATGGATGGGCTTTTGATGAGAACGCTGCATGGCAACTTGCATCTTCTCTCACCAGAGAACTACGAGAAACTGAAGAACTACTACGAAACCGGCACCCTTTCGTCCGAGGATCGGAATTCACTCCTAAACGAGATAACCGCACGCAAGGATATGTCAAGGGTGCACCCCTTACTCGACTGAAAGAACTCAACACATCATCAAGGGACCATATATCATGGATCTTGCAACAATTCTATGGCTGGACTCCAAGCCAGAAGACAACTACTGGGAAACCTGTTATCGACGAGGTGATCCTGAAGGAGATGAATTCGGAAGTAGCGACGATGTTCCTCCGGATTTTGACGATAACGAAGATGCTTGGAATGATCAGCGAAGGCGCGAACGCCTGGCTGAAGTTGAGTACGAGTGCTAAAAGAATCCACCACCATTGTAGCGTAGCGACTAATACATTTCGTTGCGCCCACCGTAACCCTAACCTCGGGCAAGTTCCATCAGATGAAAGATTTAGAAAACTCTTCATACCAAGTCCGGGTTTACATATGGTCGGCGCTGATCTTAGCGGCATCGAGCTTCGTATGCTCGCTCATTATCTTGCACGGTATGACGGAGGAAGATACGCTAAACTATTACTTGAGGATGACATCCATCAGATCAACGCTGACAAAATCGGCATCTCAAGGCGACAAGTAAAGACCGTAACCTACGCATTTTTGTATGGTGCAGGTGACGAAAAAATCGGACACTCTTATGACCCACAGCTTTCGACCACTGCTGCAAAAAAGAAAGGAAAGGAGATTCGTGCAGCGTATGTTGACGCGGTTGACGGACTGGATGATCTACTCAATGCTATTAAGAAAGCTGCAGAAAGAGGGTTCATCAAGTCTATCGATGGACGAAAAGTTAACGTTGACTCGCCTCACAAAGCCCTGAACTACTGCTTGCAGTCAGGCGCTGGTGTTATCGCGAAACGGTGGATGGTGATCAACCAAGAGACAATGAGAGAAGCACAGATATGTGCTGCTCAACTAGGATTTATTCATGACGAGCTACAATTCGAGTGTGCCCCTGAGCACATCGGAGACCTATCTACATCCCTGGTATATAGCGCTACAGCGGCTGGGGAATACTACAACATGCGCATCCGAATCGACGCGGAAGCAACACACGGAAACAACTGGAGTGAAACCCACTAATGTACAGCAAGAAAAACAAGACTGAAATCAAGTCAGTCAAAAAGAAAACCCGTCAAGGTCAAGGACGCAACTCCGTGCCCAAGGGTGATAGGAAACCCTACCGGGGGCAAGGCAGGTGAAGCTACTTGTAGACGCTGATTACGTGGTCTACAAATGCTGTGCTGCTGCCGAAACAGAAATTGATTGGGGCAATGATGTAATTCTTGTAACAAGTAAATTTAGTGATGCTTATGCTGCTGTCAAGCGTGAGCTGCTCAAAATTATCAACAACTTTCTATGGGATGTACCTGAATTAGTTCTGTTCTTTAGCGATAGTGTAAACTTTCGTAAATCTATCCAGCCCGCATACAAAGGGCATCGCAATCGTAAGAAACCTTGCGGTTACAAACGTGTGATTAACCGACTCAAGACTGAGTACGACGTTGTTATCATGCCAACGCTTGAGGCAGATGATGCCTTGGGTATTTATGCTACACAAAATCCTGGTAATGTCATCTGCTCACCAGACAAGGACATGCGCCAGATCCCTGGTCGTCTCTTTGACATGTCAGAAATGATGAATGTGGAAAAGGACGAGGGAGCAAAGTGGCACCTTGTACAAACATTAGCAGGAGACCAAACAGATGGTTACGCCGGTTGTCCCGGTATTGGTGTTAAACGTGCAATCACCCTCTTTGAA